GTTATGACACTGCAACTGTGTTTTCGGCTAGAGATTATCAATTAGAAAGTACTAACGCATCAAACTTCATAGGCATAACATCTGAGGCTATAGCCAATGGTGCTACGGGAAAAGTCAATCCTCAAGGCGGTGTGGCTACGGCACAAGCAATAAGTGGCTCTAGTACAGTAGGGGCTGCGACTGTTTTTGAAACAGCTAATGCAACTCGTATTGCATCTTGCTATGACAGTACAAGTAACAGAATTGCTGTTTCCTATGTTGACACAGGAAATGGCGATCACGGTACTGTTGCTGTTGGAACGGTAAATTCTTCTAATAATAGTATTAGCTTTGGCACTCCTGTCGAATTCACAGGCACTCCTAAGATAACAGACAGCAATATTGTATTTGACTCCAACAGTAACAGAATTGTTGTGGGATATTTTGATGAAGACAATAATAATTACGGTACTGCAATTGTGGGAACAATAGACCCTTCAAACAACAGCATATCGTTTGGCTCTCCCACTGTTTATGAACAAGCAAATATGAGCACTTCATCTAGAAATTTTGGTGTTTTTGATAGTAACTCTAACAAAGTAATCTTTGGGTATGCAGACAGTGGCGACAGCAATAAAGGGAAGGCAGTGGTCGGTACAGTAGACCCTTCTGATAACTCCATAACTTTTGGAACTCCTGCAGAGTTTGAAAGTGGATATCCTCTTCATATGGATGCAACCTTCGATAGTAGTAATAATAGGGTAGTGATTGCTTATCGAGATTACAGCAATTCTGATTACGGAACCTCTGTTGTAGGAACAGTTAGCGGGACATCTATCTCATTTGGTACTCCTGTTGTTTACAATGCTGCGGAGTCAGATTGGAACTCAATTGTATACGATAGCTCAAATAATAAAGTTGTCATTGCTTACACAAATGTTGGAAGCAGTCATAATGGCACTGCTATTGTCGGTACGGTGAGTGGCACCACTATTAATTTTGTTGCTAATTCATCTGTTGTATTCGCACCTGTAACAGCAACGTACATATATGCAGCTTATGACAGCAATCTTAATAAAATAATGATTGGGTATCGAGATGGTGACAATAGTGATAGGGGAGATTTTGTAATTGGTACAGTATCAGGTACCTCTATATCATTTAATTCTCCTGCTACCTTTGAATCTCAGGCAGTGACATGGGTGAGGGCTGCTTTTGATTCTAATGCTAAAAGAACGGTCTTTACTTTTAACCCTGACAACACTAATGGGAGCGCAGTAGTTGTGCAACCTGCGGGAATGTCAGAAGCGTTTACAGTAGGATCAACATACTATATTCAAAATAATGGCAATATTAATACCACCTCAAGCTCTGTCACAGCAGGTAAAGCTATTTCAACCACTCAACTAATATTAAATGGAGCATCATAATGAAAACGATTGTAGAAAATGTAACTAACTTGAGTAAATTTCTTTTTGAAGATGACAAACGAGTTGTCATGTTAGCAGATAGAATTGATGTTGGCCCAGAAGAAAAACTAGATTTTATTGTAGGTTGTCATTCAACAAGTGATTGCACCTTGTATGAAAATATTACTGGTCCTGAAGAAGAGTGGTACGGAAATAAATGGTTTTACGATGGTGCTACTTGGACCCTTAATCCAGATTGGGTAGACCCTAGAATCACAGAAGAAGAAAGTTCTGAGTAAGGATTAAATTATGAGCTATACGATGACATACGATAGCTTGCTTGTAGACATGAGGCGTTATCTAGAACGTGGGTTTACACAGGCAAGCGATCAAATAGTATTTGATCAATTGCCACGTTTAATTACGTTGGCAGAAAGACGTATAGCTCGTGAACTTAAAATCGAAGGTTTTATTAGGGCAATTACAACGCCATTATCTATCGGTGTTTCTACTTATTTAAAACCAGATCGCTGGCGTGATACGATTTCAATGACGGTCAATGGAACCCCAATACAGACAAGGTCATATGAGTATCTCCGTAATTACTGGCCCGATGAAGCTCAAACAGCCTCACCTCAATTCTATGCTGACTATGATTATGCAAATTGGTTGATTGCCCCAACACCAAATGCAGCTAGTACCTTAGAAATACTTTACTATGAACAACCTGCTCTTTTGGGAGATACATTGCAAAGTAATTGGCTTACAGAATATGCACCAGAATTGATATTGTATGCTTCTTTGCTTGAGGCAACCCCATTTTTAAAAAATGATGACAGAGTACAATTATGGCAAGGTCTTTATGATCGATGTGCTCAAGCATTTAGCGGTCAAGACTTAGGAAGAATACTTGATCGTTCAGCGCAAAGGAGTGAAGCATAATGCCTATTTATCAAGACGTTTTTGGCGGTGCTAACATTTACCCAAGTGAAATTAGTTATAGCTCTTTAAATTTAACTGCTGATATTACATTAAGTTGGCCTGAAGAAACGTCAACTAATGTTAATTTAGCTACTAGAATTATTGATGTTACACAGGCAAGTTCAGGGTTTAGCATCATTTTGCCTGACGCACAAAAAAGTGGAACAGGTAATACAATACTTTTTAACAACAAAGGATCACACACTTTTACTGTTAAAAACGCAGGTGGCGTACAAGTAGGAACTATTGCTTCTGGGCAACTATGGCAGATTTATCTTACCGATAACACAACAGCTAATGGAACATATGAACTGTTGCAATATGGAGCAACTACATCAACTGCTAATGCAAGTTCGTTGGCTGGAACAGGTATAGTGGCTGTTGGTACACTATTAAGTCAATCAGTTCCTGTTACTACAATAAATAATACATACACAAGTGGTGTTGATGATCGTGCAAAGATGTTCAACTTTACGGGAGCACAGGCTACGTTCACATTGCCTGATCCAACTGTAGGCGGAGACAACTGGTTTTTATATTTAAGAAACTCAGGCTCTGGTGCAATTACAGCAACACCTCCAGGATCTACTACGATTGACGGTGCAAACACCTTGGCATTTCAACCAGGAGAGTCAGCCATCATTGCAACTGATGGAACTAACTTTTTTACAATTGGTTTTGGACAATCAGCAACATTTGCATTTGATTATACTGTTATAGACATTGCTGGAAGTGGAGATTATACGCTTTCAGGAACAGAACTTAACAGAGTTGCATACAGATTTACTGGTGCGTTAACTGGGGCAAGAAACATTATTGTTCCTGCCACTGTTCAACAGTATTGGATTGATAACAGAACAACAGGCAGTTACGTTTTAACTGTTAAAGTTTCAGGGCAAACAGGCGTTCAAGTGGGACAAAACACAAGAGGCATTTATTATTGTGATGGCTCAGATGTTTTAGATGCTGATACAAGTACAGTTTCTTTTCCAATTGCTGTAAGTCAAGGTGGAACAGGGGCAACCACTGCGACAAACGCCTTAATTAATCTAGGCGGTTCTGCCACAGGTAGAGCTATTTTTACGTCAGCATCTCAAGCTGCAGCATGGTCAGCATTAGGTGTTGCACAAAGTGGAAACATTAACGGTGGGGTATTTCCTTAATGCCAGTTCAAACTACTGTCCTTAGATCTGATCCTGGAATCAAACGTGATGGCACTAAGTTTGAGGGCAACAATTATGTAGACGGACAATGGGTGCGTTTTCAAAGAGGACTGCCAAGAAAAATAGGCGGCTATAAAACTACTCAAAAATATTTGTCTGAGATAAGTAGAGGGTTTGCTACTTTTTCACAGATGCTTTTTGTCTATTGTCATTCAGGCGGTGACAACACTTTAGAAAGATTTACATTAGATCAAACAGGCAATAGCTCTATTGTCACTGACAGAACACCTGTTTTAGCTTCTGCTTATGGCACAGTGACACTTGCGGGTGCTAGTGGTTCTGTAGATATGATTGCTGTGGATGGTGTTAATATAATGTCTGGGTCAGTGCCTTTCAACACTGACATAAATCAAACAGCTACAGATGTTGCTTCTAACATCACTGCTTTCACAAGCAATCCAAATTACACGGCTAATGCTGTTGGTTCTGTTATCACAATAACTTCTGCCACAGCAGGAGATCAAGCTAACAATTTAATTATAACGACAACTTTAACAACTTTAACGAGCACTATAGTCAATATGGACTATGGCAGTGACGCTTTAATAACATCTGTTCACAACTATTGGATGTTTGATTTTCAATATGACTCAAGCACTAATCAAAATTATGTGTTGGCACAAGTCAGCCCAAATGGTGATTGTATTTGTAACGATCAAGACGGACAAATATTTTTCGGTGAGGTGTTAGGAACAGGTGCTTTGAGATCAGTTTCATTGCCAGCCAACACTAATGTGACAGGTGGCATTGTTTCTTTACACCCATACCTTTTTTACTATGGCACAGACGGAATAATTGGCTGGAGTGCTCCTGGAGAACCTACAGACCTTACAGCTACGGGTTCAGGAAGCGCACGAGTTTG